ATTACAACATATTTCTAAGCATGAACTACGCTATTGTTGATGATGCCACTAAGGTGGTCCAAAACGTCATTGTCTGGGATGGAGTGACACCTTTTACTCCTCCCGCTGGAACCACTCTTGTGAATGTTGATGGCATTCCTTGTGATCTAGGCTGGATCGAGCAACCTGACGGCAGCTTCCTTCCTCCTCCTGAAGAGCAAAATGGCTAAAAAGCAGGTCAACCTTTCAGTGTCCAAGGGCGAGAAGCTGCCTGTCTCTAAAGGGGCCGGCCTGACCGCTAAGGGCCGCGCCAAGTACAACGCTGCTACTGGCAGCAACCTCAAGCCACCGGCACCTAATCCCAAGACAGAGAAGGACGCAGCCCGTAGGAGGTCTTTCTGTGCTCGTATGAGCGGGATGCCCGGTCCTATGAAGGACGAAAAGGGGCGGCCTACACGCAAAGCAGCATCACTCAAACGCTGGAACTGCAAATGAAACCCGGACTCTACGCTAACATTCAAAAAAAGAGGGAACGCATCGAAGCTGGCTCGAAGGAGAAGATGCGTAAGCCTGGGACGAAAGGTGCTCCCACTGCCGCTGCATTCAAAGCAGCAGCGAAGACCGCCAAGAAGAAGTAATGCAAGTCCCCATCCTCAACGGCATCTACACGAACACCGCTGGGGACTTCCGCGTGGAGTATCCGCGCAACATGGTGCCTGTCATCCTTCAGTCAGGCATCTCTGATGGTTACTTCCGCCCTGCTGACGGGATCGTAAGCCTAGGCACTGGCCCCGGGATCGACCGTGGAGGCATCGAGTGGCAGGGAATCCTGTACCGTGTGATGGGCACCAAGCTGGTGTCTATCTCCAGCCTGAATGTTGTGACCGTCATAGGTGATGTAGGTGGCACAGGACAGGTCACCTTTGACTACTCCTTTGACTACTTGGCCGTCGCTTCAGGCGGCAACCTGTTCCTGTATCGGCCAAGCACGGGCCTGCAACAGGTCACTGACCCTGACCTAGGCACTGTTCTCGATGTGGTCTGGGTGGACGGGTACTTTATGACCACCGACGGGGAGTTCTTGGTGGTGACAGAACTCAACAACCCGTTTGCCGTCAACCCGCTCAAGTACGGGTCTGCTGAAGCTGATCCTGACCCGATTGTGGCCCTGCTGAAGGTTCGCAACGAGGTCTACGCGCTCAATCGGCACACCATTGAAGTCTTCGACAACGTGGGCGGCTCCCTGTTCCCGTTTCAGCGGGTAGAAGGTGCCCAAGTGCAGCGTGGAGCCATCGGCACTCATGCCTGTTGCAACTTCATGGAGTCCATTGCGTTCATCGGTGGAGGACGTAACGAGGCTCCTGCTGTCTGGCTTATCAGTGGCAGCAACGCTCAGAAGATTTCCACTCGTGAGATTGACTTGATCCTCGAAGAGTTCACTGAGACGCAACTCTCCAACGTGCTCGTCGAGTCCCGGGTAGACAAGGGCTACAGGCACCTTTACATCCACCTTCCCAACCGGACTCTCGTGTTTGACGCAGAGGCCACTACAAAGGCCGGGATGCCCGTCTGGTTCACGTTGACGAGCAGTCTTGTTGGTAACTCTCTGTACAGGGCAAGGAACCTAGTTTGGGTGTACAACAAGTGGGTTGTTGGTGACCCTTCCAGCGTCTCCTTTGGCTACCTGTCTGACTCGCTCTCGTCCCACTGGGGAGTCCTCAACGGCTGGGAGTTTGCGACGATCATCCTGTACAACGAAAGCCGGGGCCTGATCTTCCACGAGATGGAACTGATTGCACTCACCGGTAATGCCATCTTTGGCACTGACCCAAGCATATTCACTTCGTACACTGAGGACGGATTGACTTACAGCCAGGAGCGAGTGTGCAAGGCCGGCGTGACTGGTGTGCGTGGCAAGAGGCTCTCGTGGCTTCAGCAGGGACGCATGAGGCAGTGGAGAGCACAGAAGTTCAGGGGAACCAGTGATGCACAGCTTTCTGTGGCGAGGCTTGAGGCAAGGATTGAACCGCTTGCGGTATGATCGACGGACCATACAAGATCACTCGTAACGAGCTGGCTCAGTTTCTGCCCTCTCAACGGGCGATCCGGGCTTTTGAGCAGCTTTTCGAGCTTATCCCATCCAGTCTGAACGACAGCACTGAGATCGTTCAGGAAGTCTCAATCAACGCACAGAATGCCGATTCTAAGGCTGTTCAGGCGCTGTCCGCTATATCGAGGCTTGCTGACGCTGTAGAGCTTCTGGCACTGGCTCCAAACAGCATCCCTGCATTCCCTGAGACTGACATTGCGCCTCCTGTCGCTGTGGTGAATCAGCAGCCTGACATTCTGCCTCCTGTTATCAACGAGGTGAGGCGTAAACGCTACGGAGTGTTTCACAGCACCCAGCTCCAGACTGCCACTGTCATCAACACGGCGTATCCCATGACGCTGAATGCGACAGACATCTCGTTCGGCGTGTACATCGGCACTCCCAACAGCCGGGTGTACATTGATACTGAAGGCTTTTACAACTTTCAGTTTTCAGCACAACTCGACAAACTGTCTGGAGGTGTGGGGGCTGTCTTTATTTGGCCTAGAATCAACGGCGTTGACATTCCAGACAGTGCGACTAAAGTTCGAATCCAAGGCAACGACGCAGAGACAGTTGCCGCGTGGAACTTTGTGCTGTCAGTAAACGCTGGAGACTACTTCGAGCTTGTCTGGAGCACAGATGACCTGAATTGCCAGATATTTGCCTCGGCAGCAAGTCCTCCGGTCCCAGCGATTCCTTCGCTGATCCTCACTGTTACCGACAACATCTCTTAATTATGGCAGTCACCGTCAAAAACATCATTCCACCGAAACAGGCTGAGAACACTCAGACTGCCCAGTACACGGCTACGAACTGTAAGACGATCATCGACAAGTTCACGGTGACGAATACTAACACGGCTAACGTGACGTTCTCGGCCAACCTGATCGCTTCTGGTGGTTCTGCTGGCAACTCCAATCTGATCGTCAAAACTCGCTCGATTGTCCCTGGGGAGACTTACCTGTGTCCTGAACTGGTTGGGCAGGTTCTCGAAGCCGGCGGATTCATCTCAACTCTGGCAGGCACTGCTACTGCGCTCACCATTACTGCTTCTGGGAGGGAGATCACCTAACATGGTTGCAGTTGCATCAGGACAGGTGGAATTTCAGCGCGAACGATTTACAAAAGAGTTCGAGGCTGAAGTTTTGCCCCTTGGAGAGATGCATAACAGGGAGATTGGAGGAGTGATTGCAGATGTTAGGATTCGAGTTCCAAGAGAGATGTATGAGAGCTTGGACTCAAATGACATGCTGCGCCTTTACACGCTCAGACAGAATGGAGTGCTTAAAGGGTACAATATTTTTGCTGTTATTGTTCACCCAGAGTACGGGAAGCCTACAGCTCAACATGACGTGATGTTTTTGCATCCAGACGTAAGGAGCGGATTCAATGCCTCCAGATTCTTGAGATGGTGCGACGAGCAGTTGAAGGAAGATGGGGTTTTGTTTGTCACGCAGCATGTGACAGCCTCCAAAGATTTTAGCCCGCTTCTCAAGAGAATTGGATACCAGCATTCTGAAACGGTTTACATCAAACGACTAAACTAGTATGGCAATCGGAACTACTGCTGCAATTTTGGGTGGAACTGCTTTGTTGGGCGCTGGAGCTTCTGTATACAGTGCGAATAAAGGCGCATCTGCTGCCAAGTCCGCTGCATCAACACAAGCAGCTTCTCAAGGACAAGCAATTGACGAACAACGGAGGCAATTTGATGCCATTCGTGAGCTTCTTTCTCCGTACATTCAGGCTGGAAAGCCTGACCTGACTCAGCCCTACATTGGAGCCGGTCCCGGGGCACTCCAAGCCATGCAGGGGCTCGCTGGCTTGCGTGGAGCAGGAGAACAGCAGGCTGCTATCAACCAGATTCAGCAGGGAGCACAGTTTCAAGAACTGGCCCGACAAGGCGAGCAAGGCATTCTTCAAAACGCTGCTGCCACTGGTGGGCTTCGAGGTGGCAACGTACAGGCTGCACTAGCTCAGTTTCGTCCTGCTTTGCTCAACCAACTCATCGAGTCTCAGTACGGCAAGTTGGCCGGCTTGACCTCGTTGGGTTCGACCTCTGCTGAGAACCTATTGCGCCTTGGTCAGGCATCAGCAGCCGGGACAGCGGCAGCAGGACAGCAGTCTGCTCAGAACATTGGCAACCTGATGGTGGGACAAGGACAGGCTCAGGCTGCTGGGCAGATTGGAGCAGCTAACGCATTTGCACAGGGCGTTGGAGGTATTACCGGCGCTATTGGAGGAGGAGTCCAGAACTACATGCTGTCCCAAGCACTGAATAGGCCAAGCATTACATCCGGACTTGGGACTGGTGGGTTCTATGGCGACTATGCTGCGGCACAGCAGGCCTATGGACCTGGTGTCAATGTCCAATACCAAGCTCCAATTGGACCCGGAGCGCCTGGAGGCTTTTACGGAACACCTGCTTAACATTTTATGGCCGGACCCTACGATTACTCTATCAATATCCCTCAGCCTCCGGCTCAGAACTTCCTTCAGAGTCTGACTGGGATCATGCAGCTTCGCCAGATGCAGGAGCAGAGTGCTCTCCAGCAGCAACAGGCTGCAATCGCACAGCAGAATGCGGCTTTCCAGCAGCAGATGCAGCCTCTTCAGCTTGAAGCAGAGCGGGCTAGGATCGGACAGATTGGACAGGCCACAGCAACCTCTGCTGAGGCACTGCGTCAGGGAAGGCTTACATTTGAGCAAGCACAGGCAGAACGCTCTCTAAAAACAAAGTATCAAAACGATGTTCTTGAGCTTTCTAAGAATCCTGAAGCATGGACTCCTGAAAAGCTAAAAAGTTTATCAATGCAGGCATCCGTATTGGACCCACAATCCTTTGCGGCAATGAACAGAATGTTTGCAGAGCTTCCAAGAGTTGGATCTACACTTAGCAACGCTGCTTCTGAGGTGATGCTTTCAGTTCAAGCTGGCAAGCCAGAGATAGCATCTGCCTCTTTGGACAAGTACATTTCAGCAGCAAATGCTTCTCTTGAAAGCAACCCAAATGACAAGTCTGCTCAGGCATCACTTGCTTTTTTACAGTCTGCCAAAACAACGCTTGACCAAGACCCAGCAGCAGCCGCTCTAAGTGCGTCTAATTTTTTGTTCAATACTGACCCTCAGAAGTGGGATGCGGTATCAAAGGCCATGAAGGGGGCAGGAGAACTTGCTGAGACAGAGGCAAAGACTAAAAAGGAACTCGTATTAGCTACTGCAACAAAACAAGAAAAGCAAGTAGACGAAGAAAAGCGCACTCTTGAGCTTGAGAAGATGCGCTTGCAGAACAGGGAACTAGAACAGAAGTTGCAACCCGGTGCGGCTCCTGTTTCTGAAAAACAACTAGCAGACATCAATGCTCTTACAGACGAGGCTGCAAACGCCAGGATCACTGTTGGTGGATTGACCAATGCTGTTGACTCATTGCTTAATTTTGCAGAGCAAAAGCCAAAAGAATTTAAGACTGGAATTGAAGCTGCTGGTCAACAGTTTAAGTCTTTTATTACTGGAGAAACTACAGAAGCTCAAAATTTGCGAGCCACAATTCAGCCGTTTGCAACAAAAGAGTGGATTGCAAAGGCATCTGGCCTAAAGGGATCTCTGTCTGAGAAGGAAGGCGCACGTCTTGATAAAGGTGCCCCTGACGTAATGAAGGCTGGAGCAGGAGAGCTTTTGAACTGGATGCGACTTGTTCAGAAAATCGAACTGCTTGACGCTGATAGAAAAGAGCTTTCAGCAGCATGGCAAGCGAATGCCAGATCTCTACAGTCAAAAGCTCCTACTGCTTTTGAGGTCGCAAATGTTTCTGTAAAGCCCGGAGACAGCTATCAGCAAACACTTACAAAGATGGTTGCTAGGTATAAAAAGAAAAACGACGAAGAAATTCAGGCTGACGCTGTTAGGCTCAAAAGGATTCAGGAAGCAGAAAAACTTGGAAGAACTCCTATTCCTAATATGTACAATCTGGGAGGCGCTCCGCAACAGCAACAGCCTGCTTACGTTCCTCCTTCTGGCGTAATAATTAAGAGCAGAAAATAATATGCCTGAATTTACGCTAGACGTTTACGGCAAGGAGTATGTAATTGAGGCTCCAGACGAAAAGTCTGCTGTCGACGCTGCCTTGGGCGATTACATGGCAAGTTTTGGAGAACCTCCTACTGCCGGCGCTCAAATGCCAGTCGAGCGTCCAGACATGCTGGTGACGCCACTTGAGTTTGCTGGCCGTCCTCCTCAAGAGGTTGGCGCAACTCTCGACAACACTCCTCCTCCAAAGGAACTGGCTGCTGACATCCTAAAGGCTGTCTCTCCTCAGGCAGAAAGCATCACTCAGTCTGAGGTCGATGCGATCTATGGCACGATGTCTCGCAATCCCTCGATCAGGGACTACTTCAACCAGCAGGTCGCTGCCGGCAACATCAATCCTACCACTCAGTTTGACGCTGAACGCACTCCTGTTCTTGCTGGCTTGTGGGAGCAGTATAAGTCTGAGATGAAGAGCCCTGCTGGGGCGTTCAAGCAGGGCTTTGTAGAGTCCATTGGGCCTACTGTTGGTGGATTGGTTGGCGAGGTTGCTGGAACCATCCCACCTCTTGGGATCTTGGCAGGAGCAGCCACTGGAGCAGCACTTGGATACAAGCAGGCTGGGCTTCCGGGGGCCATTGGTGGAGCTGGACTACTTGCTGCGACTGGAGGCACTCCCGGCGTTGGAACAGTCCAGACTGGACTTATTGGGGGCTACCTTGGAGGCAAGATTCAAGAGGCCATTTCTCCAATGACCACAGAGGAGCGTGCAAAGGCTTCTTTCGCGGAACAAGATCGTGCAAGCAGGTATGCGAAACTGACTGGCGAGGTCGCTCCTAGCTTTGTTGCTGGCGCAATTCCAGGTGCAGTTGCTGGATATGCTAAGGGTGGTATCCCCGGAGCAATCATGGGCGCTACAGGCGCACAACCGGGCGCATTGCAGGCCGCTGGTGGTGCAGTTATTGGTGCTGCTGGTGAGGCTGTTCGTCAGGCTTTAGAAGGTCGCCTAAATATCTCTGGATTGGCAGAGCGAGCCATTCAAGGAGCAGTTGCAGCACAGAGCAGAGATCTTCCAGACATACTTAGGTCCAGGGCACTCAGAACTGAAGCAACAGCCATCAAGCAGCGGAATGAGATGATGGGCGTCCAGACTCAAAACGTGGATGCTGCTATTGCTGCTTTGGAGAGGGCACCAGAGATCACCACTGCTGGCTTTCAGCCTATGGCTGGGGACGTTACCGGCGACAAGGGGCTGATGAACCTTCAGAGGATCTTGACCGCTAGAAATAACGCACTGCAAGCACGGGACCAGCAGAACATTCAGGCTATTGCATCAGAGCTTGGCTCAAGATTGGCACAGGAAGGAGCCAGTACTAAAGAGATCAACAGGCGATTCGCTTCTAGCATACGCGAGTACATGGCCGGTAAACGGGCTACTACACAGCAGGCGGTAGATGCTGCTACTGCTGAATCTAACGCGCTGCTAAACTCAGCAACAGAGGCTTCTGCCGCCCTGAAAACTCAAGGTGAACAAGAGGCTGCGGCAATTCTAGATCAGGCACTCACTCGTTCTGAGACAATCATGCAGGGAGCAACCACCGGGCTTCTTGATGCAGAGCAGGCTGCAAACCGGGTGCAGGCAGAACTTGATAACGCCTACAGGGCAGTCTCTTCGTATCGTGACTCCAGAAAAGAGGCTGGAAAAAGAGCTATTCGCAGCGAGATCACAAAAGAGGTGCTTGTTGAGAACTTTCAGGGAGAGAAGAGCAAGTTTGACGAGCTTTACAATGATCCTCGGATTGGTGAAGCAGAGGCTCCTGTGGAAAACATGCTTGGAGCAGCCAAGGCATTCAAGGCAAAGACCAAAGAGATCGGAAGACAGGAGTCTCGTGTGGTCAATGCCATCGTGAGTTCGTACAAGAAGAACAAGACCGATTCTCTGAAGACTCTGAAAGAGAGGCGCTCTGAGATTGCTGGAGAAATTGGAGAGGCCATTACGTCTGGAAACAGGGTCAGGGCTGCTGCTTTGGGCGGGGTCAAAGATGCAATCGAACGAGACATGGCAAAAGCAGGAGAGGCAAACGACCTTCTTAAGGAAGCCAACGCTCTGTACTTCCAGTTTGCTCGCACCTATCTTGACGGCCCAATGGGATCAGTGCTGCGTGCTGATGGGCCGGTGGCTCCAAGCCAAACGCTTGACCAATTCTTTGGAAGCAAGGAAGACCTTTTGCAGCTTCGCTCTGCCATCAAGGATAGCCCCACTGCTGTTAAGGCCGTTACGGACTCAATGGTGGAGAAGATGTCCTCTGCGCTTGGTCCAAATCCAAAGCCTGAGGCTATCCAAGATTTTCTGTCAAAAGGAAAGCCTGGTGAAGCCACTGTAGCCGACTGGGCTGGGGCGTTTCCTGAGATTAACCCGCTGATTGATTCGCTGGTTCCCCCTATCGAGGCTGCGACAGAGCGTGTTGCCGGCGCAAGGCTGACGGTTGAACAGGCGCAGACTGCCTTGAAAGAGGCAGAGAAGACTGCCAAAGACATTGTGAATGAAGGAAGGGCACTTGCCAAAAACATTGAGGCAGGCGCGCAGGGACAAGGGAAAGAAGCTGTGCAAGAAGCGAAAATTCGAGGCAAAGAAATCGAAGATAACGCTAGGGCTACGGCAAAAGAAACACTCAAGGACGCAACGGAGAAGCTAAAAAACTCTGTTGCTACACGCTTCCTTAGAAGTGAGCCAGAAGAGGAAATCAAAAGCATCATGGAGAAGAATGATGCTCCTCAGTTGCTGAGTGAGTTGATGCTGCTTGCGAAGAAAGACAAGTCTGGAGCAACAACTGAAGCGGTACAGAACGCATTCAGGCTGTATATCCAGCAAAACAGCAGGCTCAGTAGACCAACTGAACTTGGATACACCGGCAGGCCCGTCACGGTTAATGAGTTGGCTGTTTCTCTTGCTGACACAATCAACTTTCTGACGACAGAGAAGAACAGGAAAGCACTTGCTGCTGTGTTCGGCAAAAACTCTCCTGAGCTTAATGCGCTTGGAGTGGCGCAACAGAAGATTGCAATGATGCAGTCGCGCCTTCAAGCGACACCCGGTGAGTCAGTTACTTCGTTCGTCAAAATTCTTGAGCAGAAGATCGACAAGGAACTTGAGGACACTGTCCTTGGGAATCTGGAACGTGTCATTAGCGGGCTTGAGCCAGGCAAGGGCAAGCTGGTGACTGGTGTCTACAAGGCGCTCAAAAACATGTGGACTGGCGACACTAAGGGCCGGGTGATACAGTTGCTCAGTGATGCCACGCTTGATCCAGAGGTCGCCAAGCTCGTCCTCAAAAAGGTCACACCAGAAAACCTTCCCAAGGTGAACGAGTTGATTCGTTCGTACCTTGTCGCACCACCACAACCTTTCGTCAGCCCTCAACAGGAGTCCCAGTAATGCCCTCTTCAATCATCTCTCCCTTCCCTGTCTTCAACGACCTCGACGGTTCTCCTCTTGAGAACGGCTACATCTTTATCGGGCAGTCTAACCTCAACCCTGAGACAGCCCCTGTAAACGTGTTCTGGGACGCTGCAAGGACCATTCCTGCACCTCAGCCCATTCGTACCATAGGAGGCTTCCCAAGCCGCAACGGCAGCCCTAGTAACGTCTACGTCGAGAACGACACCTACAGCATCACTGTACGGAACAGCCGGCGTGCATTCGTCTACAGTGCATTCGACCAGTCTGATGCACCCAGCTCGGTTTTTGACATCTCCACACAGGTCATCACAGCCACTGCTGGGCAGACTACGTTCACGCTGACCACCTTTACCTACTTGCCCGGTACAGACACGTTGCAGGTCTATCGCAACGGGCTCAGGCTGACCAGTGTCACTGACTATCTGGAGAGCAACACGAGCACTGTCACGATGACCTCTCCTGCTGCTCTAGGAGACGAGTTCCTGTTCCAAGGAGGTGCAGTCATTACTGGCAACCAGACACCAGGAACGGCTGTATCGTTCATTCAGGCCGGCACAGGTGCTGTCACGAGGAATATGCAGGACAAGGTGCGTGAGAGTGTGTCTGTGAAGGATTTCGGAGCAGTGGGAGATGGGGTTACTGATGATACAACTGCACTAACAGCATTTTTTAACTCTGCTATAGCAAACGCTGGGGTTCAACATGTTCTTTTTAATAATACATATGCTGTGTCAGCAGTAATGCCGACAATCAATGTCAGTAATGTATGGATAACTGGAGCAGGCTCAGAAATTCACAATGTTGGAGAATTAATGAGCGGAACTGTAATTAAGTGGATTGGAGTGTCTAATCCATCTGAGCCTATTATAAAAATTAGCTCAATTTCTGGCGCTTCAAACGCAAAAATATCTGACATAAAATTTATAGGAATAGGAATTGATTGCAATAATGGAGCTTGTGGTTATGGAATGAGGTTATCCAGTATATGGAATTCAGACATTGATGTAGCAATTGCAAATGCCGGAAGCGTAGGATTAGATTGCAATTCTGTTAGTGCTTTAGGAGAAGAAACATCAACTCAAAGATGCAGAATTAAATTACAATCCAGACAAATTGAGGCTGCATCTGGATTTGGAATGGTTTGCTCAGGAAATTATTCTGGTGGATCTTCTACCGGAAACTTTTCAATGAATGAAGTGTGGATTGATGCTGTCCATAAAAATATACAACCATTATATTTGGTTGACAGTGATAATAATGACTGGGTATTTTTTAGGGCTTACAAAGTTCCGTCTGGAACAGCTAGTGAATCTGTTTCTTGTTTGGGCGGTCCAACTGATAATGCTAGGGTTAGAGCAGAGAGGTTTTGGCAGTTTACAGCAAACACGCCACTTCATGCTTACGGAACTCCAGCATACCCACATCCAGCAACTTCAATTAACATCTACAACTTAGATGCAGAGAATGGAACTCCTGTTCCAGTTGTTGAAACTGGAGCATCTGTTTTTTGGAAAAAAGACACAACTGCACTCCCGGATACTCCGTGGCAAACGTACACGCCAACTTTAAGCGCGTCATCTGGCTCTTTAACTACAGCAACGGCTGCTGGGCAATATCAGCGCAGAGGCAATATCGTCCATCTCAAAGTAAACATTAGCATTACAACTAATGGAACCGCCGCAGGAGAATTACGGTTTACTGTTCCAATTCCATCTACTGGTACTTACGGCAACATGTTATATGGAGCTGAACGAGCAATAACAGGAAACGCAGTTTACGGGTTTTTGGATGGTGGAGGAGCTACTGTAGCAAATGTCAAAACATATGCGGCAGCATATCCCGGAGGCGATGGATACGTCATTAACGTCAGTGGATTTTACGAAGTTACATAATTTATGTGCCACCTAGCCCACCCAGCTATCTAACACTATGAGCAGCAAATCTTTTCAAAACGCATCAAATCTAAATGGTCTTATTTACCTTGGGAATGACAACTTTTTTGGAATTTCAGTTGGAAAGGACTATGACTGGCGTGTTGCAAACTCAAAACAATCAGCGTTGATTGTTGGAGAGCATGTTGCATTCCAGCAAGATGACCCAGGATCGCTTGCAACGGTTCGCATTTTTCCAGAAGGAACATCTCCATCTCCCACTCAGGTTGCGATTGAGCCTTACTGGATAAACTCTGTAAACGACTTAAATTCCGTTGGAAATGGCGAAGACATTACCAGTATGCTCTGCGGAGCATCATCTCCAATTGCTCCCGGAGGCGGTGAAGAGCGTGGCGGCTGGATTTTCAAGAACAGGTTTGCAGGACAGGATTATCGGCATCATCAGATTACAAGTTTTGCCACAATAAACGGAACAGTTCGACCTGTTCATGTTGTACTTGGGCCAAACAGCTTGATGAAGTTTGATTACGCTCAAGAGAAATCTGTTTTTGATAACTCGACAGTCACTGGGTCTGTAAGCCAAGGAAACACGATCATAGACGTAATCAATTCGCCCGGCACAAATGCGCTTCGATTATTTTGCAGAAGCACTGGCGAACATGGACTTTCAAACATCACATCTGGAACTGAAGATGTTGAAGTGCGATTTGGCAACTATGGCATTGGAGTTTACGACGCAGGAGGAGACACTCCTGCTGCACGGCTAGAAACTAGGCACGCAAACAGCACACTTGCGGCAGAACTGCATACAGCTACAAATGCCAGCTACGCTGGAGAGCTGATTAAACTCGCAACCACAAGAGCAAAAAACACTGCGTTTGCTTTCCTTACTGCAAGAGCAGATGGAGATTTGACGTTTAACCTCAGGGGCGACGGAAATGCGTTTGCGGATGGGACTTGGACAGGTGGCGGTGCTGACTATGCTGAGTTCTTTGAATGGAGCGACGGTAACGCAAGCGCAGAAGATCGCATCGGCGTTTCTGTGGTGCTTGATTCCGGCAAGATTCGTCCTGCGGTTGCTGGAGAATCTCCGATTGGTGTAATCAGCGGCAACGCTTCTGTGATTGGAGACGCTGCTTGGAATCACTGGTCTGAAAAATATCAGAAAGATGAGTTTGGTCGCAAAGTCTTTGCTGATGCTCAGACAGTTAACTGGACGGAAGTTATTCCAGCGGTAACAGAGTCAGTCATAATCAAACACTCGAAGGCTGTTGTTGGACCTGATGGAAAGCCATCAACCTTGGAGTGGGATGAGCCCAAAGAAAAGACCATTCAAGAACAGAGGACTGTTGAACATTCATACTTTGCCAACAGCGTTCCTGCTGGTGTTGTTGTGCCAAAGGGAGCAATTTTCACAACGGTAAAGGTTCCAGTTGTAAATCCGTCCTTTGATGAAGCGGCTGTTTATGTTCCAAGATCGAATCGTAAGGAATGGAGCACTGTTGGCTTGCTTGGAAAACTGCGCATCAAAAAAGGCCAACCAACCGCAGCAAGCTGGATCAAGCTCAAGGACATATCCACCTCAGTGGAAGAGTGGCTCGTTAAGTAAGGCATGAACCACCTAGCCCACCCAGTCATCGCACTCGTCCTGCAAGCCATCATTGGCCTTGCCAGCGGTGACTGGTCGGTTGGTGCTGCCGCTGGCTCGTTCTATTTCATCGGGCGCGAATACGCTCAAGCTGAGTATCGGGCCATCGAGCACTTCTACGACGGCAGGCGGGCTAACATGCCATACTTTGGCGGTCTAGAGCCTCGGGCGTGGACGCTCAAAGGCATTCTCGACTTTGTTCTCCCTTCCCTAGTCTGCGTGCTTGTGGCATGGTTGCGGTCAAGGATCTTATGAAGACACTTATCCAATCGTACCTTCGCCAGCCATCGACTTGGCTCGGCCTTGCCAAGATGGGAGCTGCCCTTGGATTCTACTCCGCTGGTCTCGGCAACGAACTTGGCTCTGCGATTGTGGCCATTTTTGGCGTAGTGGACGTGATTCGCAATGAACGGAGATGAGCCTCACGCCCGCCAACGTGTCTATGCTGTTGGCCCTGCTATCTTCTATTGCGCCGGGCACACTAGCCGTCGTAGCGGGCATCCTAGGCGCGGCAATCGGCTTTTTCGGAAAGAAATACCTCAAACAAAATGACTGTCCTACCTGTTCCAACCATTCCAGCCCTTCAGGAAAAGTTTCTCGGCGCAACTCCTCCCGCAGGACTTCAAATTCTGGCTCCGGTAAAGCGAGTTCTTCCACCCGCCGCGACTGAAGGAAATGGGCTTCCGCCTTCGACGATTTCACCCTACAGTGGCATTTATGACGCCGACGGACGACTCCCAAGAGTGCCAGGCCCAGGCACCACTTTCCTCGCTTATGTCTAGCTCACGACACATCTTCGATCTGGCATTTGTGAACCTCGCCAACGTGGGCGCTATTGCCATTTCGTTAAGTGAAGCGGAGCAGTGGATTCGGATTGCAAGCTGCTTACTTGCAGCCATCTTTACGTCTCTAAAGATCATCGAGACGATTAAAAGCCTTCGCAAATGAGCGCCGTCTCTGAACGCACTGCTGACACCATCGCGACTCTGCACCCGGAGGTTCAGGAGCGGTTCACCGCATTCGCCATCGAGGCCAACGCGCTGGCAGAGACTCGG